ATCCTGGACTAGATTTTACTAAAGATAATCTATACATTTCAAGTATTACTGATGTATTTTCTGAGACGAATAGAGAAACTTTTTTGATTAATTTAGTTTCTAGAGAAGCGATAACTAATGAAACTGCTAGAGTCGCAAAAAAATACCCCACAAGTTCAAGTATTGATACCTCGGTTAGAAGTATTCTTTCTGAATATCTACAAACTAAAAAAATTGGAACCATTGATAAAACTTCAAATCCTTATGGATTTATTGGTAATCTAAGAAAACCTTTTACAGTTTTGGTTTGGTTGGCGTCAAAAGCAGTTCCTGATATTTCAAAGGATGCGACTGCTGGATTTGTTTTTTTCCAAACAAAAGATGGACATCAATTCCGTTCAATTGATAAATTGATAATGGATTCTCCAAAAGCCGAATATTATTATAGTCAAGTTAATGTTAATAAAGTAGGTTCTAATACTGACTTTAAAATTTTAAACTACAATACACAAAGAAATCAGAATCTTTTAGAAAAATTAAGACTAGGAACTTATGCGAGTTATAGAATGTTTTATGACCCACTAACTTTTAAATTTACTAAAGAACAAGATGGTGTATTTAAGTTAGATGATTATTCTTCGCAAGTGAAAAATTTAGGTAAAAAATTAGAGCTTCCAAATATATCTAGTGGAACTAATGTTAATTTGGGAGATGTTCCTACTAGGATTTTAACTCAAGTTTTGGATATTGGAACAGTTGATAGTGAAGTATCTACAAAATTGAATTCTGATCCGATAAAATACCAATCACAGTCTATTATGAGATATAATATATTATTTACTCAATCTGTTAGTATGACTGTTCCATCTAATACAAATTTAAGAGCTGGTGATATTATTTCTTGTAAATTTCCAAGAATTTCTGGTGATGATAAAGATGAATATGACAGGGAACAAAGTGGTCTATATATGATTAAAGAACTATGCCATCATTTTGATCCTGAGGCATCTTATACATCGATGAAATTGGTTAGAGACACTTTTGGTCTTTACGGCACAAATAACAGGTAAAAAAAATGATTGAAGAATCACTATTAAAAAGTAATTTTGTTGGAAGAGATGGATTCCGCTGGTGGATTGGGCAGGTTGCTCCTGTAGATGTTCAAGACAAGCAGGCAAATAAGGGAGGGTGGGGAAATAGATGTAAAGTTCGTATTATGGGATATCATCCATATAGTCAGGCAGATTTGCCTGATAATGATCTTCCTTGGGCACAAGTTCTTTTACCAACAACTGCAGGAACGGGTGCCGCTAATTATGCAACAAATACAAAGTTAAGACCATCTGACGTTGTATTTGGATTTTTTATGGATGGTGATAATGCTCAAATTCCTGTTATTTTAGGATGTTTTGGTAGAACTTCTGAAGTTCTTACTGATGATTATAAAAGTCCTTTTGTTCCTTTTACAGGATATACTGATAGAGTTCCTTCACCAGCAGGAGATAAATTATCAGCCGATCAAACAAACGAACAAACTCCAACATCGCAAAAATCTCCTAGAAATATTCCAGATGGTATTGCTTCTAAATTAAATAGTGCCGCTGCTGGAGCTGCTGGAGCCGCTGGTGCTGCTGGAGCCGCTGGTGCTGCTGGAGCCGCTGGTGCTGCTGGAGCCGCTGGTGCTGCTGGAGCCGCTGGTGCTGCTGGTGCTGCTGGAGCCGCTGGTGCTGCTGGTGCTGCTGGTGCTGCTGGATCCGTACCTAAAGAAGTTAGTTATTTTAGTGGCGTAGGTCAAAAAGTTGTATTTGGAAATACTTGCAACAGTTTACTTGCACAAGGAATATCTGCACAAGTTAATAATTTAATTGATAAAGTTTCTGGACCTCTTGGTAAAGCTTTAGATGTTACAACAGAAATAAACAGAACCGTTGAGAAAGTTACAACAATGGCTAACGGTTTTGTTGGACAAATGTTTAACTCTTTATTTAATAGAATGATTCCTATTCTGCAGAAAGGATTGAGCATTTTATATAAAAAGATTTTTGCCAAAGTTTATGCCATAACTCCAGGAGAGCAATCAATAAAATTTGCCGCTGCCCATGCTGCTGGTGTTATTGCACAAACTGCAATGATAAACCCAGTTTCTACTTTAGAAAAGTCAATTTCTTGCGTAGCAAATAAGGTAGTTAATGGTCTTTTTGGACTAGTTGAAAATTTAATTAGATCTGTTTTAGATAATGTTAAAAATTTTAATTCTTGTGCCGGAACTCAGTTTACTGGAGCACTTTTAAATGGTATTATTGATGATATTGTTTCTGGATTAGAATCTCCAATTAATGGAGTTGCAAAGATTCTTACTGCAGGATTTAGTGTCGAGGGATTTTTAAGGAATACTGTTGATTCTATTCGTGCAATTGGCGGACTGTTTGATTGTAATCAAGGAGCTGGAAAATGTTCTGGTATAGTAGATGAATGGACTACTGGATGTGGGCAGAAAAAAACTGATGATGATAGTCTTTATAATGATATTTTAAATACTATGAATATTGGTAAAGAACTTGGTAATTTTGATCAAGTTCGTGCGGCATCTCCTGAAGAACTTTTATCAGATCTTAGTTCCGTTAGTAAGACTATAGCTTCAGATATGGGACCGACTTCTACTAGTGTTCGTCTTAGAGATATTGAAGGTGTAGAACCAAATCAAATCCTATCGATTGGTAGTGAAGTTATGAGAATTTTGGGAGTTAATAATTCTACTAAAGAAGTAACGGTACAAAGAGATAATCCAATTGAAGAATATAAAGCAGGATCATCTGCGCGTATATCAGAATATGTTACAGATAATGAATTAAGAAAAACATATCCTCCATCTACATTTGAGCAACTTGTTGGATCTTATGATATTTTTAGTTCCAAGACTAAAAATCCAAAATCTACTAGTGCCGTAGGAAAATGTTATACGGGAGATCCCTTATCTTGCAATCCACCAGAAGTTAGAATATTTGGTGGAGGTGGAAGGGGTGCATCTGGAAAAGCATTACTCGGAAATGTAAAACCAAATGGTACGGCAAGTATTATTGGAGTACAAATGACAAATCCTGGACGAGGATATAGATATCCAGCATTTATTGAATTTTTTGATAATTGTAAACAAGGATATGGTGCCGTTGCAAGAACAACTGTCAAAGATGGGAAAATTTCTAGTGTATATATGGTATCAATTGGTGAAAATTATCCTCTTACACAGACTGGAAATTATATTGTAGATTTTGTTGTCATAGATGATCCCGGAGAGGATTATTCACAAGATATAGTTATAAGAGATAATTTTGATAATGTATATGAAACGACTATTGAGGGTGGAATAATTACCGAAGTTATACCAATAAATAGTAAAGTAATAAACGATTTACCTCAGTTTAAAATTATTTCTACTACTGGTTCTGGTGCTGTTTTAAGACCTATTCTTAGAGAAATTGATAATATAATTCCTGAAGATGGAATTATAGGACCTGACGAAGTTGGAATTGGAACCGGTTCAGTTAGAATTGGACAGCAAAGAGAGGTTAAAAAAGTTATCGATTGTATCACAAATTAAATGTCAGAATACAACTGGGAAGCAAGAGATATTTTAAGTATTGGTCCTAAGTATAGGATAGATATTTCTAATCCCCAAATGGGATGTAATGGTCCGGATACTTATAATATGTACTCGACCAATGATAGTAAAGATGCATTTATTTCTGCTTTAAGTGAGGGGGGATTATATAGACTTCAAAATGATCGTTCAATAGAAATAGTTGCCGGAGAAAAAAACGAAGGAAATGGTATAGACATTGTAATCTCTGGTAAGAATGGTGATATTACTATCACTGCCGAAAAAAATGGTAAGATTAGGATTAAGGGACAAAATGTGATGATAGAGGCTGATGAAGATGTTGACATAAAAGCGGGAAGAAATATTAATTTAAGTTCTGGATCAGGAAGAATTCTCCTCAAAGGAAATAAAGTTGATGCTAGTGGATTGACCGGCAACGTAATCGAAGCTGTTGGTGGTGGGTTTGGTGTAAGTTCTTTTCTTGGAAGTTTTGTTGGTGCTGACATTATTGGTTCCGTGTTTAATGCTGCAATCCCACCTGAAATAGGTTCTGCACTCTCAACAGCAGCTACTTCTGCAACGGGTGCATTGGGTTCATTTGGTGAAACTGTAGCTAATTCGGCAACGGGTGCATTGGGTTCATTTGGTGAAACTGTAGCTAATTCGGCAACGGGTGCATTGGGTTCATTTGGTGAAACTGTAACTGAAAACTTGCAAGGTGGATCAATTTTAGAAGGAAATACGACAACGTCATTTGAGTTGTTATAACCGAGATATAAGAGATGGCAGATATCACAGTTACCGGTAATGAAGCGTATTTCAATAATGATGTAAGATTTTTTAAGGATTTATATATTTACGGAATTTCCTCTTCAACATCTTCTGCTGATGTTAAGAAAATTCTTTATATTGATAGTGATGGAAAGTTAAAGTACAATGTTGGTATAATAACTGACTTAATTGGTGCTCCTGGTGGTGGGGGTACTGGTGGTGGAATCGGTACAGGTGGTGGTGGAGAGTCTTTATGGGCAGTTAATCCTGTAGGTATTCACACATTAACCAACGTTGGTATAGGATTAGATTATCCACTTGCCCGTTTTCATGTATCTGGGGATTCTAGATTTGATGGTAATGTAACTGTTAATGGAAATGTAACCATTACAAATGACTTATCTGCTAATAATGGAATTTTTACTGGTAATATAAGTGCTATTAACGGAACTTTTTCCGGCGATATTACTGCCAATAATGCTAATTTTATTGGAGTTGCCAGTGCAACTAAGTTCTTTGGAAGTGGAATATATGTTCCAACAATGTATGTGGCAGATACTCCTCCACTTACTGCGCTTCCAGGAAACTTATGGTATGATTCAAATGAAGGTAGAACATTTTTATATTATCAAGATATTGATTCTTCGCAATGGGTAGACTTATCTCCACCGGATCCTGGATTAACCTTAACACTTTCTGAGACTGCGCCATCCTCACCATTAATTGGAAATCTTTGGTTTAATACTATAAAGGGTAGAGCATTTGTCTACTATAATGATGGAGATTCGAATCAGTGGGTAGACTTTTCTCCTGATGGAACTACTCAAATTCCTATTCTATGGAATAGTAATACCATCGGTATTCACACTGATGCGAATGTTGGGTTTGGAACAGACTATCCTTTCTCTAGAGTTACTATCAGAGGTGAATTAGAATTTGCCGATGGAAACATAACCATAGGAAATTCTTCTACTGGATATTGTAGAACTTCTTCTGGCGGAAATAATATATTTTTAGGCGCAGAAGCAGGTTATTTTAATACTGATTATCATAATACTATTGCAATTGGTAGACAAGCAGGATATTGGAATCGCGCTGACAATAATATCTATCTAGGTGAATGTTCTGGTAGAAGTTCTACTAGGAATCCCGGCGAATTTACTACTGGAACGAATAATATTTTCTTAGGTAAATTATCTGGTGCTAATAATGTATCTGGTGCAGATAATTTATTCTTTGGACAATCATCTGGTTTCTGTAATGATACTGGAACTTCTAATATATTTTTAGGAAAATTCTCTGGTTGCTATAATCAAACTGGATCATTCAATACATTTATCGGTGAGTGTGCTGGTACTTCTGCAGGTCCAAATGGTTCTTGTAACAACTTTATTGGATACAAGGCAGGATATTATAATTATAATGCGAATAATAATAATTTCTTCGGTTCTTATGCAGGATTTCAGAACTGTGGAAATTCAAACGTATTCATAGGCGAAAGAGCAGGACAAAATAATCGCCTAGCAGGATGTAATATATTCTTCGGACACTGCACTGGTTTTAATAATAAGACTGGTAATAGCAATACTTTTATTGGCGAACTGGCTGGTCATTCCAATGATAGTGGGAACGAAAATATTTTCATTGGTAATAGAGCAGGATACGCAAATACCACTGGTTACAGAAATATTTTCATTGGTGATTGCTCGGGATATTGTAATCAAATTTCTTTTGATAATAATTTCTTTGGAAATTTATCCGGATTTAATAATACGATTGGAAGAAGAAATACTTTCATCGGTCAATCTGCAGGATTTAATAACGTATGTGGATTCTATAACAACTTCTTTGGAAATTACACCGGCAATTCTTCATCAGCATCATATAAAATTCTTCTCGGGCAAGGTTTAGGGGTACCTAATTTTGACCCACCACTATACATTACAAAAAGATTTTTTGATGCTTATAATCCAGACAAAGATAAACAATTTGCAATTGGTTTAAACACAACGGGACAATCAGAATACTGGTTGGTTGGTGATGAAAATCTGAATATTGGTATTGGTACTGCTGTTCCAAATGCAAGATTGAGTGTACGTGGAGATTCAATCTTTACTGGAATTATTACTGCAGCAAAATTCTTTGGTGATGGTTCTGGTCTTGTTAATATTCCAAACATTGTTGCTTCTCGTTGGGCAGAAGCAGCACAAGGTCAGGCAGTCGGTATTTGGACATCTGGAAGTGTTGGCATTGGCACGATTGATCCAACTTCAAGATTAACGGTTAATGGTAACATTAGAGTTATGGGTACGGGTATTGTTACCGCTACCCGATTTGATGGTACTACCTTTAATGGCACCACATTTAATGGTACTACGTTTAGTGGTGCTTTTATTGGTGATGGTAGTGGAATTACCAATCTTAGTATGGCAGGTCAGTGGGATTATAACAACACTGGCATTCATACGATGCTTAATGTTGGTATTGGAACCACAACATCAACAAATCGCCTAACTGTTTTTGGAAGACAAGAGTTTGTAGGATATAATATCAAAATTGGGATGTCTTCAGAGGCTACTTCATTATATACACTAAACCCTGAAGAGAAATTTAATACTTTCATTGGATATAGAGCAGGATATAATAATTCTTCTGGATGTGCAAACAATTATATTGGATATTGTGCCGGAACAAGTAGCGCAAATGCAACCGGAAGTTGGAATAACTTTATGGGTGCATTTGCCGGAAGAAATAATTTCTCCGGTTCATCGAATAATTTCTTTGGATATGAAGCCGGTAGAGAAAACACAAGTGGAGGATATAATAATTTCTTTGGTGAATGTGCAGGAAAAAACAATACTACTGGTTCATATAATACGTTCTTTGGTAGATTTACTGGAACATACAATACCACTGGTAGTTGGAACGTATTTTTAGGATGTAGTACTGGGCGTTGTAATTTAACCGGTAGAGAAAACGTATTCTTAGGAAGAGATACTGGACTGTTCAGTACAGGTTCTTATAATAGTTTCTTTGGTGCTTTTGCAGGATGTTCACTAAGAGAAGGATCATACAATGTTGCTATTGGACACAGTGCTCAATTACTAGATGATTATGGTTCACACCAATTATCAATTGGTGCTGGCAACAGTTCTTGGATTGTTGGTAACAATGAATTCTTCGTTGGTATTGGTAGTACAATGCCAATATCAAAATTCACTGTTTATGGTGATGCTCACTTCTCCGGTATTGCAACGTTTGCAAAACTTTATGGAGATGGTTCTGGTCTTTATAATATTACTGCAACGGTAAGTCCCGGTATCAATATCAACAATAATGGAAACTTTGTTGGTGTTGCGGCAACGCTAAACTTTGATGGATACTTTGATGCCTCTCCAGTTTCTGCCGGTATTGTTACTATCAGTATTAATGATTCAATTAATCAACTCTTTATATGGGAAAAAACTTCTGTAGGTGTTAATACACAATCTCGTGTTGGTATTGCAACAACAAGTCCAAGACAAGAACTTGATATTCGTGGAAATGCTATTATCAGTGGTGTAACCACGGCATCTACTTTTAATGCCACAAGTTTAATTGTCACTCCTTCGGCAACGATTGATAATTTAACTACTCAGGTTGGATTAATTAATAATCTTACTGGTAATAATTTATTATATGTTGGAGTAAGTTCCTTAAGAACATTAACTGGACAATCATTGAATTATGGTAGTGGTATTATTACCAGTTTCCAAAGTTCGAGTGCTACAATCACAAATATTACTGGTAGCACATTAAGTATCTCTGGATCAAGTAATTTTACAAATGGTCCAGTATTAATTGGAAGTGCGATACCAACAGGAACTCCTAATCAAACACTACAAGTTATTGGAAATTCCTACATCAGTGGAAATCTTGGAATTGGAACCACTAGACCGATTGAGAACTTCCATTTAATTGGTGATGCAGTAATTTCCGGATTTGTAAGTGCTTCTCAATTTATTGGAGATGGTTCTGGGTTAACTGGTGTTATTGCGGCAAATGCAGACTCTCTGTGGATTGTAACATCTGTTGGTATTCATACACTCAGAAAAGTTGGTATAGGAACAACAAATCCAACTTCCCAACTTACCGTTGGTGGGAGTATTGGATTCGTTGATGATAGTGTCAGAATTGGTAATGAAGAAACTGGTGCTTGTCTTGTTAAGAATATCGGCATTCTGAATGCATTTGTTGGATATGGTGCTGCTGCCTGTGTAACAACCGGTGCATACAACAGCTTCTTCGGAGCATTTTCGGGAAGATTTAATACTACTGGATGTTATAATAGTTTCTTCGGAACTAATGCTGGACAATGTAACACTAGTGGAGATTCTAATAGTTTCTTTGGATTCCTTTCTGGTAGAAATAATACCACTGGATTTAGAAACAGTTTCTTCGGTAGAGCAGCAGGTCTTTGCAATACTACAGGAAGAACCAATAGTTTCTTCGGATTCTATGCCGGTATTAATAATCTTGCCGGTTGCAACAATACATTCTTCGGTTCATTTATTGGATGCTCTCAGAATTCTTCCTATAAGGTTCTGATTGGTAGTGGACAAGGTTCTGCATACTTTGATTTCCCTGTAGTTGAAAGAAGCAAAACTCTTGCAATTGGTATTAACTCCTTAGGATTTAATGAGTATTGGTTAGTTGGTAATGAGAGATTAAATGTTGGTATCGGAACCACTAATCCAAATTCTAGACTTTCTGTTGGTGGAGATGTAGATGTTGCAGGAGTTGTAACTTCCAGAAGACTTGCAACTGGTGGAATTACTGGCACTCAGATTCAAATTACTGGCGTTAGCACTCTTGGAACTCAGTTAAGTGTTAGCGGTGATGCAAACATTTCTGGAGTTGTTACTGCCGGTATTGTTACTGCCACTACTTTCTTTGGTGATGGTAGCAAACTTACTGGAATTATTGCTGAGGGTGCCGGTGTTGTTGTCAGAGACGATGACATTTCCTTTGGAACAGCAGCAATTATAAATTTTGGAGATAATATTAGTCTAACTCCAATTATTTCTGGAATTACTACAGTATCAACCACCAACTTCTGGGAAAGTGGTGGAACTGGTATCGTAACTACCGGAAGCATTGGTATTGGAACTACATCAGCATCATCAACACTTACGGTATATGGAGATGCTTTCATTACTGGTGTTGTTACTGCTACCAGATTTTTCGGTGATGTTGGTTATGCGAGTACGGCAGGAATTGCCACCTACGCTACTAGATCTGGAGTATCCACTTATGCTCAAGTTTCGGGAGTATCGACAAGTGTAAGTGGGGGAACTGCGAATGTAACTTCACTGAATGTCACCGGTATTTCTACATTAGGAAATGTTAATCTCAGTAACATTAATAGTGTTGGTGTCATTACTGCCGGTATAGTTACTGCCACAACATTTTATGGTGATGGTAGTAAACTCTTTGGAATTAGTGTAGGTATTGCAAGTTACTCTGAGTATTCAAAAGTCTCTGGAATTTCTACATTATCCGGAATTTCGACAAGTGTAATTGGCGGCATAGCATCCGTATCTCAATTAAATGTAACTGGAATTTCTACATTAGGAATTGTAACCGCAATAAAATATTATGGAGATGGTTCAGAACTAACTGGAATTATTGCTTCAAAGTGGGTTGAAACATCTGCTGGTATTCACACTCTAGTAAACGTTGGTGTCGGAACTACAAACCCAACCTCAAAACTCACTGTAGATGGCGACGGTCTCTTTACAGGCGTAGTAACTGCCACTACCTTCTATGGAGATGGTTCTGGTCTAACAGGTGTTATTGCCGCTTCTGGAGTGAGCGTATGGGATTCTGGATCTCAGGTTGGTACTGCTGCCAGCTTGGACTTTGGAGATAATCTTACAGTTACTTTTAGTTCTGGATATGCCACAATTAATGTTGTAACTGGTATTAGCACTCAATGGATTACAACACCAGTTGGAATTCATACTTTCTCAAGCGTTGGTATTGGCACCACAAACCCAACATCAAAACTTTATGTAGATGGTAATGCAATCATCACTGGAGTACTAACTGCAGGTATCGTTACTGCCACTACTTTCTTTGGTGATGGTAGCAAATTAACCGGCATTAGTGCTGGTATTTCTAGTACATCACAGTATGCTCAAGTTGCCGGTATCGCAACCTATGCTTCAGTAGCAGGCGTTTCTACTTATGCTCAGGTTTCTGGTATCTCGACTTATGCTCAGGTTGCCGGTATTGCTACTTATGCATCAACCGCAGGAATCGCAACTTATGCGACGAGATCTGGAGTATCAACCTATGCCGAACTTGCCGGTATTTCTACAAATGTAAGTGGTGGATATGCCTCTCTGACAAGATTAAATGTCACTGGAATTACAACTCTTGGGGTTACTACAGTAACTCAACTGTTTAGTACCGGAATAGTAACGGCATTTAGATTTATTGGTGATGGTTCTGGACTAACTGGAGTTGCTGCTGAATCATCTCAGCAGTGGATTACAACTTCTGTTGGAATTCATACTCTAGTAAATGTTGGTGTCGGAACCACAAACCCAACATCTAAACTTACTGTTCTCGGTGACATTTATGTAACTGGAGTCATAACTTCAACGGACTATGATTCGCTATCTGACCAAAAACTGAAGACGAATATTAAAAATATTCCCGACCCCATCTCAACTGTGATGCAAATTCGTGGTGTTACCTTTGATTGGAAGGATGGTAATAGAGCATCTGCTGGTGTTATTGCACAAGAAATTGAAAAGGTTCTGCCAGAATTGGTTCACGGTGATGACACGAAGACTGTTAATTATAATGGTCTAATTGGATTGTTAATTGAATGTGTTAAGGAGCAACAAAAAGAAATTGACATATTGAAGAAACGATTGTTATGAATCTACTAAATAGTTCAAATTACCCAGTGGAAACACGAAGACGGTAAATGGCAATTAAAATTATAGGTTCTACTATCATTGATGATAGTAGGAATATTGTTAATGCTGGTATTGTAACTGCAACGTCTGTAGCGATTGGAACGGCTCAGGTTGTAAGTTCAGGGCAAGAACTGCAAAATATTTTATCATTAGACAATGTAACTACAGAAACCATTCAGAAAATTTCTGGAGTTTCTTTAAGAGAAGACGGAAATATTGTAGGATTTGCTAAGACTGTAAATTTTACTGGTGTAGGCGTAGATGTCTCACCAGTTTCTAGTGGAATATCGACGGTATCAATAAATGGATTCCCATCAATCACAAATCTCCTCTACGTCACAAAAAACGGAAGTGACACAAACGACGGGAGAACTCTTGGAGAAGCAAAGGCAACTATCAAAGGAGCAGTTGCAGCAGCAACAGAGGGAACTGTTATTAAGGTTAGTGCTGGAACTTATGTAGAAGATAACCCAATAACTCTACCAAATCAAGTTAGTGTTGTTGGAGATAGTCTTCGTGAAGTTACGGTAACTCCACAAAATCAGGGAGACTTGTTTTACGTTGGGGAAGGAAATTATGTTGCAGAGATGTCCTTCATCGGAGCACCAAATCCCGGAGCAATCTTTTCCTTTGACCCTGCCGCTGCACGATATAACGCTCAGTCACCATACATTCAAAACTGTACCAATTTCATACCTGACAGTATAGGTCTTAAAATTGATGGTAAGTTATCGATTGGACCAACAAAAAGTATGGTGTTGGACTCCTATACTCAATATAATCAAGGCGGAATCGGATGCTCAATTACGAATGAAGGATATGCTCAGTTAGTTTCTTTATTTACTATTTGTAATGAAGTTGCGGTATACTGTGGTTCTGGTGGTGCCTGTGATCTAACAAACTCCAACTCATCATTCGGAGATTATGCTCTCATTGCAGATGGTGTAAGTCCTCTTAAATTTACTGGTTCAATCGTAGAAGAAGCAGAATCAAATTCGGATACATTTGTGATTGATTTAAATGTTCCAACTCTAGGAGTTGTAACAGCACGTTATGACAATGTAAGTGGAATTGTAACTATTACCACAGACCAACCACATAATTTTAATGTTGGTATGGGAGTTTCAATTGTTGGGTTAGCATTTACTTGCCCATCAGGTCCAGAAACTTTAATATATCCTACTGGAAATTATGGATATAAATTTGAAGTTAGAACCGTAGCACCAGCAAGATATGTTGATGCCTCAAACTTAATCAGAGCAAATAGGACAGAGATACAAGATAAATCACTAGCAGCAATTGCGATTAGTCATCCAGATTTTTATTTTCCTGGAGACCCACAAACCACAGAATACTCTAGATTTTATGATTCTTATCGTCTAATTCAGCAAAACAAGCAAGAAATCGTAGATAAATCTCTTGCTTCAATTGCAGTTGGATTTCCATCAGGATTTTATTTCCCAGATGAACCGGAAACAAATTCTCGGTCGAGATATTATGATGCATCTGGATTAATTCAGAGAAACAAACAAGAAATTGTTGATAAGTCTTTAGGTTCGATTGCAATTGCTCACTCGGACTTTTATTTTCCTGGAGATTTACAATCAAATCTAAGATCGAGATATTTTGATTCTTATAGATTAATTCAAAATAATAAAGACGTAATTGTTAGTATTGCTTGGACAAATGCTTATAATGTATATCCCGGAATTGCAACTTCTGAAGCAAAATGTAAAAGAGACTTGGGATTTTTTATTGATGCAATTTCAACAGATGTACTAACTGGAGGAAATAATTATGCTCGTCAGTTTGCCTTACAATACTTTGATAGTGCCGGAAATCCAATCACAAATGGTCTGCAAGGTGAGGAAGTAGCATCTAATTATGCATTTGTTGAAGCAAGAGAATTGATGAAAGATGCGATTACTAATACTTTGGTTGGGGCTGCTTATAGTGATTTGACCATTACCCCTGATTCGGCGGTAGGATTCAATACAAGTCCGGATTCTTGTGCCGATGTTCAGACAAACATTGATAATCTTGTTGGTATCGTAACAACTGTAATTGGGTCCGGTAACTTATCATCTTTACCAAGTGCTAATTTAGGATACTTTAATATAAGCATAGAGATTGGTGGTACTCCACCTCCCGGAGATTCTCCTGGTGGATATAAATGTGCAAGGGACTTGGGATATTTGGTCGATGCTGTTGCCACAGATGTATTTACCGGAGGAAATAAGTATTCCAGAGATTTTACCTTACAATACTTTGATAATTCTGGAAATCCCATATCCAATGGATTGGTTGGAGAAACGGTTGAATCTATAACTGCTTTCAATTCTTCTAGAGAATTGATGAAGAAGGCAATTACCAATCAATTAAATGTTAAAAATCTTGGTATTAGTTCCGGACCTGCTTCTTATGCCGGTGTAGGAACTTCTCTGGTAGTTCTTCAATCGGGTAACCCAAATTCTTGTACAGATGTTCAGGCAAATATTGATAGTCTTGTAGGTATCATTACATCAGTTATTGGTGTTGGAAGTACTGGAATACTATCAACATTCAATGAAAATCTTGGAATAACCACAACAAATAAATGTGCGCGAGATTTGGGATATTTTGTTGATGCTATTTCCACTGACATATTTACTGGCGGTAATTCTTATTCTATTGCATTCACTAAATTCTATTTTAATAATGTTGGATCTGCCACGACTGCGCTATTGGGTGAAGAGGCAGAATCCGTATATGCATTTGTTTCTGCACGACAATTATCTAAGAAGGCAATTACCAACCAATTAAATAAAAAGGACTTAACCGTTACTGCAGACCCACTTACCGGAAGCAATATTGATTGGGATTCTTGTGCAAATGTTCAGAGTGCAATTGACACTCTTGTTGGCATTACGACTCAGGCAATTAGTTCTGCTAGTTTAACAGTACTAAATTCTATCAATGTTAATCCCGGAATATTCATAACGGGACAAAATAAATGTCGTCGAGATATTGGATATATTGTTGATGCAATTGCCGATGATTTAGAAGGATTTACGAACAAAAATATTATTGCCGCAACCAAAGCTTATTTTGATATTAACGGAAATCCGATTTCAAACGGATTGGTTGGGGAAGTTGCAGAATCAATAACTGCTTTCCACGCCGTTCGAGATTATTCGAAAAAGGCAATTAATAATTTATTAAATGCTCAGGACTTAACAGTACAAGTAGACCCTCTCACAGGTTCTAATCAAAATGAAAATTCTTGTTCTGATGTTAAGAGTACTATTGATAATCTTGTAGGAATTCTTACAACCTATGTTGGATTAGGAACACTTACTGGTCTTCCTGCAATCACTTTATCCAGTGATACATTTAGTGCAAATGTAGGAGCATCTACACTTCCACATACTTATGTTGGTGGTGGTAATGTAAACATAAGCGTTATTCGTCCTTTTGACGGGCAAGTAGTTTATTTCGGAGATCTTTATTATAGTGTAGGTAGAGTGGTTGTTTCCGCAGGAGGAACTGGATATTTGGGTCCAGTAGATGTAATTCTTGAAGAACCTGAAACTGAATGGGGCATCCCGGCAACCGCAGTTGCAGAAGCTTCTGGCGGATCACTGATAAATGTTGAAATGATTTCAAATGGTAGGGGATACAGAATACCTCCAAAGGTTACTGTATTATCACCTGACGTTGGAATTAATACCGCAACCGCATTTGCAGAAATGGTACCTACTTATTATGTGATTAGTTCTTGTACTCCCATTTCTTCTGGTATATGTACGATTACTGTTTCTGATAATGTTCCTTATTTGGTTCCATCAAATATGAAAGTTCCGTTTTTTAAACAAAGTAGATTACTTGCTTCTGGACATTCCCTTGAATACATTGGTTCTGGAACTGAAATTTCAAAGGCATTGCCATCAACTGGAGGAGTTGCAATTCAAGATAATGAAACAACTATGAGAAATGGTGGTCTAGTGGTATTCACAAGTACGGACCAATCTGGTAATTTTAGAATTGGTGATGGTGTAGTTATTAATCAGCAGACCGGAACAATTTCTGGAACATTCTATTCTAAGAGTTTGTTCTCAACTATGACCCCATTCATTCTAGCACTCGGAGGATAATATGGCATTAGCACTTAACGTATTCAAGACAGTTACAAAAGTTGCACCAACAAACCCAGTAGGAATCTATACGGCTCCTGTTGGATACACTGGTGTTGTTTTGCTGGCACAAATTGCCAATATTGATAACATAACTCATCAAATTTCCTTTTCACATCAAAGAAGAGTTGCCGGAATTGCCGTAACAACAGAAATATTAAAGAATTTTGCAATTCCGGCAAATGATACGGCAAATCTGTTATCCGGAAAGTTAGTTCTGGAGCCTGGTGATGGTTTGGTTCTTTCCGGAACTAGTGGGACCAATCTCAAATTCATCGGAAGTATTCTAGAGACACTCAATTAAAAGAATGGCAAAGTTTCTAAGCGGCAGAGAACCATATTTTAGAGTTGGTATTGAGTCTACAACTGAAGACTTGACCAGTTTTTCAGTCGTTGGAAATTCTTATTTCACTGGAATTTTAACAGCTTCAGTCTTTTCTGGTGATGGAAGTCAACTGACAGGAATTATTGCAACTGGACAAGGTATTGTAGTTACTAATAATAATAATAACGTTGGTGTTACTTCAATATTAAATTTTGGACAGGGTATTGATGTAAGTTCAGTTTCTGCCGGTATTGTTACGATTACAACGGTTTATTCACCAGTAGCAGGGATTGCGTCTTATTCTGATGTTGCTGGTATTGCAACCTATGCTATTAGTTCTGGAGTAGCAACGTATTCCGAGTATTCAGGATTCTCCACATATTCTGCATTATCCGGAATAGCGACTTATGCCGAATCTTCCGGAATAGCAACATATTCTGCTTTTAGTGGTATTGCAACTTATGCCGCTAATTCTGGGATAGCAACTTATTCAAGTATTGCAGGAATAGCATCTTACTCAGAATTATCAGGAATCGCAACATATGCCACTAATTCTGGAGTAGCAACGTATGCCACTAATTCTGGAATATCGACATATTCAGTTCTTGCCGGTATTGCAACCTATGCCGAAGTTTCTGGAGTCTCAACTGTCTCCGGATATGCTGATTTTTCAAATTACTCTAATTCTTCTGGTATATCATCATACTCGGAATTATCGGGAATTTCTACAAATGTAATCGGTGGTATTGCATCCGTTACTAGATTAAATGTATCTGGTATTACGACTCTTGGAGTTGTAACGGCAACTCAAATTCTTGCCGGAATAATTACTGCAACAAACTTTATTGGTGTTGGTTCTGGTCTTACTGGAGTTATTGGAGTATCAACTCAGTGGATTACAACATCTGCAGGAATTCATACATTATCTAATGTTGGTATAGGGACGACTAGACCATTATATAATTTGCACGTTAATGGTGAGGTTGTAGTTTCTGGAGGAACCTCTACAACTCAGCATATTAAGATTAAGGCATATGAGCAAGATGGTGGAGCACTAAGTTTTGAAGGTTCCTCTGGACAGTTACTTTCAGTCTCAAATAATTTAACCGGAACTATCTTTGGAATTAATAATATTGTTGGTGTTCCAATTATTGAAGCAAATTCAAATGGAACAATTTCTCTTGCAGAAAGTGGTGGTAATGTTGGAGTAGGAACAACTCTACCGACATCAAGACTATTTGTTGTAGGTGATGGATTCTACACAGGTGTTGTAACTGCGACTAGATTTATCGGTGATGGTAGTCAAATAACTGGAATTTCTGCCGGTATTGCAACTTATGCTGCTGTTGCCGGTATCGCAACTTATGCATCTAGTGCTGGTATTGCCACTTATGCATCTAGTTCTGGTATTGCAACCTATGCTGATGTTGCTGGTATTACTACTTATGCTTTAACAGCAGGAATTGCTACTTATGCTTCAATATCTGGAATAGCAACTTATGCACAAGTAGCTGGTATTGCAACTTACTCTGAGACTTCTGGAATATCAACTTATGCTTCTTCTGCCGGTATTGCCACGTATGCTGATGTTGCTGGTATTGCCACTTATGCACAAGTATCTGGTATTGCTACTTATGCATCTAGTGCCGGTATTGCTACTTATGCAGAATCTTCTGGTATTGCCACTTACTCAAGTCTTTCTGGAATTTCAACAAATGTAATTGGTGGAATTGCTAATCTAACAAATTTAAATGTAACTGGGATATCTACACTCGGGGATGTAATAGTAAATGAACTTGTATCTACTGGAATTGTAACTGCATTTAAATTTGTTGGAGATGGTTCTTTACTTACCAACGTTATTCCTTCATCATCTTCTGGCATTAGTATCAGTAATAATGATGAAAATGTTGGTGTTGCTCTTACAATTAATTTTGGAAGATACTTGAGTGTAAGTCCTGCTTCTGCGGGTATTGTTACAGTTACGGCACCATCATCAATACCAACAGGAATTTCTAAAAATTCATCATCATACATTGCGACAGAAGGTCAAACCATCTTCTTAAGTGAATATGTAGTTGGAAGCATTGATGTATTTTTGAATGGAAGTCATCTTACTGAGGATGAATACACCGCAGATAATGGAACTTCTATTGTACTAAATGAAAGTGCATCGGAAGATGATTTACTTGAAATTGTATCAAGTCAGATTTTATTCATTCCTTTTGGGGATTATGGAGATTTCAGTCCAGTTATTACTGACCCATTTGGTATTCCAATTTCACCGGCATTTGATGCATTAACTGACCCACCAGCAACGGTGGCTATAAATGATTTAGGCACACTTTCTTAAAATAAATAACTAAAAAATAGATATGGCAGGCAAGAGTCGTCAATCCGCAAATCTAACTTCTAAGAACAACATCTTTGTAGATGCGGTTGCCGATAATACTGGAATAGGAAGCGCAAGTCCCAAAAGTAAACTAGACGTTGTTGGTAGTGCAAGAATTTCCGGCATTCTAACCGTAGGAATATCTTCGTCTGTTACAATTGATGGCAATACAGGAATCGTAAGTGCCACTAAATTATATGCTGCCGGTATTGACGTAGCATCCTTTATTGCCGGTGCAGGTTATGCAAATACTTCGGGTATTGCAACTTATGCCGTTAGTTCAGGTATTGCAACTTATGCATCTTCTAGTGGAATATCAACGATATCATCAGGATTAACAACAACAGTAAGTGTTAATACGAGTGGAATTATAACTGCATCGTCTCTTGTTGGTAGTGGTTCTAGTATTACTGGAATCTTCATCAACCAGTTAGAAGATGTAGATATTATAGAAGGAACTATTAGCGATGGTCGTGCTTTAATTAATGTAAATGGTAAGTGGAAAACAGGTCCTGTTATTGGGGGATATGAATATTTTTCGGGTAATGATCCGTATATTGGCAATGTAAGTATTGCTTTACCTTATGACACAGATTTCTTAGATAAAAGTGGTAATTTTGATCAAATTAGTTCTATATTAGTTGTAACACAAAGTGGTACACCTGGCATTACTACGAGCATTAAAAAATATGGAGCAGGTGCTTTATCTTTAAATGGTACTAGTTATTTAACTTATACTACATTAACCAATCAATCAGACTTTAATATTGGAACTGGCGATTTCACATTTGAATTATGGGCTAGAGATACTAAAGGTTTTAGTGCTCGTGGTCTTTGCCTTTTCCACGGTATTGAAATAATAGTCGATGCTGGAAATAATCTTAGTATAAGACTAGGTAGCACTAGCTTTAGCGTCAGTAGTACCTTCTTTAACATTATTAATAATTGGGTATATATTGCCATAACTAGAGAAAGTGGTACGGTAAGATTTTTTACTGATGGAGTATTGCGTAGTACACATACAGGAAATACTTCAAACCTATCGTATGGTACCGGGTGGATTGGGAGGGCTAATCCAGCTTCTCCTTATAACTGGACAGGACAAATTGATGACATTCGTTATACAAAGGGAATTGCCAGATATACTTCTACTTTTTCGCCTCCATCTGCAGCTATTCTAGGAGATTATATTTCTCTTCCATATTCTATTAATAATTTAGATGATGTTGATACATCTAGCAATGCACCAGTTACTGGACAATCACTTGTTTGGAATCAATCTACTAGTAAATGGGAGCCAGGATATACTGGTCTAACGACAACTACAAGTGTCAATACAACGGGTATTATAACAGCATCATCATTTGTAGGTATTGGTTCTGGTCTTACTGGAGTTATTGGTGTATCGACTCAGTGGATTACAACATCTGCAGGAATTCATACTTTATCGAATGTTGGCATTGGAACTACAAATCCAACATCAAAACTTGATGTTCGTGGTGATGTTATTATTTCTGGTATTATAACGGCATCATCATTCGTTGGTAACTTAACTGGAACGGCAACAACTGCTACCACATTAACAAATGATGCTAGTGTTAATACTAGTGGTATCGTAACTGCAACAAAGTTTGTTGGAGATGGTTCTGGATTAAGTGGTATTGTTGCTGCCGGTAGTGGTGGAATATCACTTCAAAACGATAGTAACCCTGTAGGAACTGCTGGAACTATTAATTTTGATAATAATTTTGACCTTGAAATCTCCGGAGGAATTGCAACAGTTACCTTATTAACTGCTCCAGGACTTACATCAACCGCAAGTGTCAATACAACCGGTATTATAACTGCATCTAACTTTAGTGGAACTTTTGCGGGAAATTTTGTTGGTAGTGGTTCTAGTCTGACTGGAGTTATTGGTCTATCAACTCAATGGATTACTACATCTGCAGGAATTCATACACTATCTAAGGTTGGAATAGGAACCACCAATCCAATATCAACACTAGAGGTTTTTGGAAATGTTAATGTTGCCGGAACTTCTGGTCAATTGTTCTCGGTAGTTGATAATCTATCAACGGGTAGTATTTTTAGTGTTAATGATATTAGTGGTATTCCAAGTATTGATGTAAATGCCGATGGAACTATTCAACTAGCTCCGTTTAATGGTAATGTTGGTGTAGGAACGACAAGACCAAGAGCAAGAGTTGACGTAATAGGAACATTATGGGCATCTAATATTTCAGTAGGAGTTATAACGGCAACCACATTTTCTGGAAATCTTGTAACTCTTGTGAATGGTAGAACGGGTATTGTTTCAATAGGAATAGTCAGTATGACTGACTTCCTATATCAACCACAAGGAGTTGTAACACTTACTGATAGATGGGATTCTTATAATGCAATCAACTCCAGTGGTGGGTGGGACTTATCATCGGCTAATTCATTAACAATTGTTAGATTAAACTGGGTTCCTTCATCTTCTCAAAATGGAACTAGTGGATCTACTTGGAGAACTAATTTCTTAGACAAAGTTAAGGCAGGAGATTTAGTTCAGTGGAGTAAAGATGGAATTACTTGGAACTCTTTTATTCAACCTTTTGATTCTGTAAATACTGGATCTAATAGTGTTGGATTTTATCCCGGTTCTTCAGTTCCAACTGGTGGGTCAATGTATGTCCGATACATTACTACCAAAGCAGTGGGAGTTCAACCTCTCCAAAACGGCCAAATTTTACAATACGATTCTGCTTATACTAAATGGATGCCATTTGGACCGTATGCAAATTGGGAATCAACGTCCGTAGGAATTAATACTTTAAGAAATGTTGGTATTGGAACCACAAATCCAACTTCAAGACTGACAATAGAAGGTGGGGGAATCAATGTTAGAACCACTACAAGTAATTCTTTTTTAGTTTTAGATGCTGGAATAGGACCTGCAGCTGGAAATCAAGTATCTTTTATTGATTTTAAATTTAATGGAGATCTTAAAGGAAATATTGCTATTAATGAATCATTTTCTACAACACCTTTAGAAATAAACTCTGCAGTATCAAATGACGTCATAATTTCATCTGGCGGTGGAAGAGTTGGTATAGGAACGACAAATCCATCATCAAGACTAACAGTTAGTGGTGGTATACTAGTTTCTGGTGTAGTAACAGCATCATCATTTATTGGAACTACATTTATTGGCAACCTAACAGGAACCGCAACGACTGCCAATACACTCACAAGTGATGCCAGTGTTAATACTAGTGGTGTCGTAACCGCAACAAAGTTTGTTGGAGATGGTTCTGGTCTTACTGGAATTGTTGCAACAAGTGGTGGTGGGGTTTTTATACAAAATGATAACATTAATATTGGTGCGGCATCAACAATTAATTTTACAAGCAACTTTACTGTTGAATCTACTGCAGGAATTGTAACTGTCGGTATTAATACTGCAAGCACGATAACCGCAGCAGCATTTATTGGTGATGGTTCTGGTCTTACAAATGTGAGTGGTGCCGGTGGAGCATCCTCTAGAACCACTGTTTCTGGAATTACTACGGTATTAGTGGTAAATGGAATTGGAAATACTGAAATATCCGGATTTAAGACTTATGGACTACTCAAAGTTGGTGTATCCAGTGCATCTTGGGTACGCCTATATACTGATAGTGTTTCAAGATCTAATGATGCATCTAGATCAATTGAAGTAGACCCAATTACTGGAAGTGGGGTGATTGCAGAAGTCGCAACAAGTGGAATTTCTACTGTGAAAATGACTCCCTTTATTATTGGATTTAATGATGATAATCCAGTTACCAATACAATCTATGTGTCAGTCAAGAATTTGTCAGGAATATCAACCAGTATTTCAGTTAACTTAACAATTTTAAAAATGGAGGAATAATATGGCAGTAACTAAACAAACATATACATTAACCCCAACTTGGACTGCTGCTCAACACGCAGACTTAGTTCGTGATGCTTTTATTGGTGCCGGTTTGATGACTAATTGGTATGATAGTTTTCTATCTGGCACTATGGAAAATAGAATTCTTGAAGTTCAATATGATCCATCAAAGACTTATGGAAGAACTTATTATTGGTTTATATTCACTGGTGGTTCTATGTATCTTGCAGTTGCCACCGGATGGAATGCCATAACTCACGTTCCCACAGGAACTCAGTATCTTGATTATTATACTGCAACGACTAATGCGATAACTGGTCATAGAATAATGTATACTTGGACAACCACAACAAATTTAGTCATTACCAGATATACAAGCAACACTGATTCAACATTTAGTTGGTTCGTAATTCGAAATGGAACTTCTAGTACATCTAATTTTCATATTTCGAGTGCTGCCGTAGGATCTAAATTATCAACTTGGTATGACTTAAATAAAGTATTTTTCCATCACTTTTTAATTGCATCCTTAGGCACTCTTACTTACAGTGGATATATAAGATTTATTCAATATATGGCATTAAGAAGATCATATCATCCTTGGGGAATGACATTAAGAGGCGAAACCAATGATGATGATTACGGAATAGGAACTAACTTTGCCAGTTATACTGCTTATTCGGTATCAAATTTTGGTGGAGTGGGAAATGTAAGTATTGCTGCTCCATCAAATATGCCTTCATCAGCTAGTTATGCCGTTGATGAATCAGTTCCAACATTTCTTCCAGTTGCATTTACTAATGTAAATCCGGCATTTGCAACTAATGTTACTCCAGTATTTACCGGAGCACAATATAGTTCATTCTTATTTGATTCTCTTCCAGAAGATTTTGGGTTATCAATGCACTATGCAAATAATACTATGGCAGTTCAAGATACTCTAGTTGTTTCTACTGGAGTTGAAGAATGGGAAATGATTAATGTTTCAAATAATGCAACAATTGGTTCTGGAGCTTCTCCAATGTTCTTGGCAAGGATTGTTTGATATGGCATCATTTAATCAAAGTCCTTTAGGGCAAACTACGGTTGGTTTGGCATATTCTACACCAACCCTTGGCATTGGAACCATAAATCCCGCAACATTTCTTTCTATTTACGTTAAATTTAATTATGCTGGGTCAATTTTCTTATCTCCAGACTCAACAATTGATAATATTGCACTGCCTTTAGATTTAAGACCTACTGTAGGTCTGCTCTATCCAAGATAACATAAATAACTAAAAAGTATTATAATGCCTACTCAAGTTCAGTTTAGAAGAGGAAACGAAGGACAGAATAATAACTTTAAAGGTGCTGCCGGAGAAATTTCCGTAAATACCAGTACTAATTCCGTTCGTGTTCATAATGGAATTACCACTGGCGGATTTGAATTAGCACGAGCAGACCTGTCAAACGTTGGAAATGTTTCTCTCTCTGGTATTGTAACTGCAACTGCATTCGTAGGCGATGGTTCTGGTCTTACCGGAATACAAGATTTAACGGGTCCTTGGGTATCAGGGCAAGTTGGAATATATACAAACTCTTATGTTGGAATCGGGACCACAAATCCAGAATATGACTTACACGTTATTGGTAATGCACGAATTACTGGTATCCTAACTATTGGTAATGCGTCTATTACGATTGATGGTAATAATAATGATATTAATATTGGATCTGGTGTAACTGTTTACGGTAATACCGGAATCATTAGTGCTTCGGCATTTTATGTTGGAAATGTTGATTTAGCATCGGCATCTGGATATGCAAAAACTGCGGGTATTGCAACATACGCCACTAATGCTGGAGTAAGTACTTATGCATCTTCTAGTGGTATATCATCAATATCATCAGGTCTGACGACAAATGCAAACGTTAATACTACAGGTATTATAACCGCATCATCTCTTGTTGGGTATGGATCTTCTTCTTATCAATTATCACTACCTGTAATTGATCCTTATATCAGTAATGTATCTTTACTATTACACGGAGATGGTGCTAATGGAAGCACTTCAATCACTGATTCTAGTCCTAGTGCAAAAACAATAAATCGCTTCGGTAGCGTTGCACTTAGCAATGTCCAAAGTAAATTTGGTGAATCATCTATCTATTTTCCAGGCACTGCTGGATCATATACTGAGGTTTCTAATTCTGGAACTGATTTTGATTTTCCTGGAGATTTTACTGTAGAATTTTGGTTTTATTGGTCTGATAGTTCTGGAGGAACCCAAATAATCTATGATGCGCGAGGTTCTAATCATTTTGCAATTGGACTAAACGAGCCAAGTGCAGGAAAAATCTTTCTTTTCTATAATTTTTCATTTTTACTTCAAGCTTCTGTAAGCACTGGTCTTTGGTATCACGTTGCAGTAAGTCGTAGTTCGGGAACTTTACGTTTATTCTTAAATGGAATAGAACAATCATCTGCTTCAAATAGTACTTCATTTACAGGTTCTTCAACAAATAGACCAATAATAGGAAGAGGGTTTAATAATGCTGCAGAATTGAGGGGATATTTAGATGAGTTTCGCGTAACAAAAGGTGTAGGTAGGTATACTAGCAATTTTTCAGTTCCTACTACGCCATTCCCCGATAACTCACTTTCATTAAGATATCACAAAAATCTTCAAATAAGTGATTTGGATGCAAATCCAAATCACTTAATTAATAATTTAGGAATCGGAACCACTAATCCAACATCAAAACTCACAGTTAGTGGTAATGCATTAGTTTCTGGTGTTGTAACTGCATCATCATTTGTTGGTGATGGTTCTGGATTAACTAATATTGTCGCAACCGGAACTGGAGTAGAAGTTAGAGATAATGGAACTGTAGTAGGAACTGCAAGAACACTAGACTTTGGAAACAACCTTGATGTAACCTTCAGTGCAGGCATTATGACTGTCACTGGAGCATCAGGTGCAGAGTTCTTAAAGAATGAATCTGGTATTTCGACAACTTCTAGTGTTGGAATTGGAACAACTCAACCAGTTGCCAAATTGCACGTTAATGGAGCAATTGCAATATCAGCATCTCCAATCTTTATGGGAAAAAACACCGTAGAAGAATCGGTGACTGTTCCTTCTGGATATAATGCTATGAGCATTGGTCCAATACTCACTGTGGGAACCGGAGTTACTGTAACTGTCGAGGCTGGTGCCAACTGGTTTGTATTGGGGCAGTAATCTATAAATAAGTAAAGAAAAGGAATTTAACTAGTAACGATGTCAGAAATTAGAGTTGATAGGATAGTTGATTCTACAGGTAATAGTCCTGTAATCTATTTGGACCCAAATTCAAGTGAAGTTCGTATTGGAACTGGTATTACGTTTAATACAATTACGAACCAAATTATACTTGGCGATACTGCGATAGGAGATATTTCTGGAAATGCAAACTTTAGTGGAATTTTAACCGCTGCCGCATTCGTTGGCGATGGTTCTGGACTGACTAACATTGTTTCTACGGGAAGTGGAGTAGAAGTCAGAGATAATGGTTCTGTAGTAGGAACTGCTTCTACGATTGATTTTGGTGACAACCTAACAGTTTCTTTTGGTGCGGGCATTGTGACCGTGACCAGCACATCTGCTGGTGGAGGAGCATCAGACTTTGTAAGAACTTCGGCAGGTATTCATACACTAGGTAATGTTGGTGTGGGAACCACAAATCCAACAACAGCACTAGAAATCAATGGCACTTTAGGATTTAGAACATTTTCTGCAGGTCTTAATATCAGTATAGGTAATACTACAACTGGGTCTAGTATAACTCCAAGTCTAGTTGGTGAGGATGGACTTAATAATATCTTTATGGGTATCGATGCCGGTAAGTCTACTACTACCGGAAGAGATAATATCTTTCTTGGAAGATATTCTGGATGTAGTAACACTGATGGATTTAGTAATAATTTCTTAGGATGGGCTTCTGGATGTTCCAATACTACTGGATGCTATAATACTTTCTTTGGTACATATGCAGGTTCGTATAATACTACCGGAGGGTATAATATATTCTTTGGTAGTTTTTCTGGACTTTGTAATACTACTGGATATGGTAATAATTTCTTAGGATATTCTACGGGTCAATATAATACTACTGGAAGTTATAATAGTTTCTTTGGAAAATCCGCAGGAGAATCGAATACTACCGGATGCTATAACGCCTTCTTTGGAAATTATTCTAGTCTAAGAAATACTACCGGATGTTATAATAGTTCATTTGGAGTTTATTCTGCACAAGACACTACATCTGGAAGTTATAATAGTTCCTTCGGTGATTATTCGGCAAGTAACAACACAACTGGAAACTATAATTTATTCTTAGGAGGTAATACCGGCATTTCTACATCAGCATCATATAAAGTAATTGTGGGTAGTGGTAGTGCTGGATTTGGAGGTCTATTCGATTCTCCAAATACTACCAAAGATATGCAGTTTGCCGTTGGTGTAAAAACAACAACTTCATCTTCATCAAAGTATTGGATAACAGGTGATGAAAATATGAATCTTGTATTTTATAATTCAGTTATTTTTAATAATGATAATATAAAAATAGGATATTTTGCTGGAGGTAATGCTGTTGGTGGCGGTAATAATGTTTTTATAGGGTATGGTGCAGGATATAGTAATTCGGGAGCATGTGATAATAACTTCATAGGTAATGGTGCTGGGTATTACAACACAACAGGAGAATTCAATAGCTTCTTTGGAGAAGATTCTGGAAATTCTAATACCATTGGATGTAGCAATAGTTTCTTTGGAAGAATGTCTGGATGCTGTAATACTACAGGATCTCGCAATAGTTTCTTTGGAACAAGATCCGGAAGTGATAATCGAACTGGAAGTCATAATGTATTTTTGGGTGCTTATAGTGGAATTTCAACAGCATCTTCTAATAAAGTAATTATTGGAGTTGGTACTGTAATTAGTAGTACTAGATACTTATTTGATTCTCCAGACACGACTAGAAATACCCAGTTAGCAATCGGCGCAAGAACCGATGCTAATCCAAGTAATTATTGGTTAGTCGGTGATGAGAACTTCAACGTTGGTATTGGAACTACTAATCCTACATCAAAACTCCAAGTAGGAGGAACTGTAACGGCATCCGCATTCGTTGGTGATGGTTCTGGACTTACTAATCTACCTTCTGGTGGTGGAGGAGCATCAGACTTCGTAAGAACTTCGGCAGGAATTCATACACTTGGTAATGTTGGATTAGGGACCACGAATCCAACAACAGCACTCTCCGTTAATGGTGTTATTAGTTTTAGAAGAGATAATATAAGACTAGGTGGTAGCACTACCGGGTCCAGAATAACTACTGGTAATGATAACGTTTTTATGGGAGTTGGTGCTGGTAGTTCTACTACTACTGGAGATTATAATAATTTCATTGGTTATCTGGCAGGATATTACAATACTTCTGGAAATAGTAATAACTTCTTTGGATGTCAAGCAGGATATTTCAATACTCTTGGAGTTGATAATAACTTCTTTGGTTCTTTTGCAGGATATAGTAACATTGATGGAGTTTACAATAACTTTATTGGTTGTGGTGCAGGATTTTTCAACACTACTGGAAGGGACAATAACTTCTTTGGTTCTAATGCAGGATACTCTAATACTACGGGAGAATATAATAATTTCATTGGTTCTTCTGCTGGTCTTGATAATACAACTGGATGTTTTAATAACTTCTTTGGTCTTCTGGCAGGTCAAACTAATACAACTGGAAATTCTAATAACTTCTTTGGAAATTCTGCCGGATATTATAACACCACTGGAAATGATAATAACTTCCTTGGCGATTTTTCTGGAGGATATAATACTACAGGAAGTTCTAATTTCTTTGGTGGCGATAGTGCGGGATATTGCAACATTACTGGAAACTTTAATACTTTCTTGGGTTCTTATTCTGGTATCTCAACATCAGCATCTAATAAGATTATACTAGGTCGTGGCAATACATTTAACTATCTCTTTGACGCACCAGACACTACCAAAAACACCCAATTTGCTGTCGGTGTAAGAACTGATGCTAATCTAAGTAAGTATTGGTTAGTAGGTAATGAGAACTTTAACATCGGTATCGGAACCACAAATCCAACTGAAAAACTATCGGTCGGTGGAAATATTTCCCTGAATCAAACAACCGTTTATGGTTCTGTTCAGGCATCTACGGCATCGACAAGTGTAACAGGGATTCATTCTGGTCTTTCAACATCCGTTTATCGTTCGGTCGAGTACACGATTCAGGCAACACAAGGAACAAACTATCAGGCAGTTAAGATTCTTGTCATTCACGATGGAACAACTGCGTATGATACTCAATACGGTAACATATATAATACTGAAGTCGCAACATTTGATGTTGACATTTCGGGAGGAAATGTTAGACTGGTAGCAGCAGCTTCTTCAACTTCAACAACAAATTACACTGTCAACTTTATTGCAACTAGAATATAATTAAATTATGACTGAAAAAAATAAGATTAAGGGTGGATTCTTTTCTAACCCACAACAAAGTGCTGAGTCAAAAACATTTTACTTTATGGCAGGACTTCCAAGATCCGGTAGTTCTGCTCTTTCGGCAATTCTAAATCAAAATCCAAGATTTTATTCTGGACCTTCTAGTCCTGTTCTCTCAACAATGTTTGCGGTTGAGAATCATCTTCAAAATGATGAGCTCTTTTTTGGATATCCAAAGCCAGCGCAAGCAGATTTAATTATTTCTTCGCTAATTCATCAGTTCTATAGTGACGTTGATAAACCAGTAGTCTTTGATAAGAATCGTGCTTGGACTGCACGAGTTCCTTATATTGAAGGTTATATTCGTCAACAGGCAAAGATTCTTGTTCCGGTAAGATCTATTGACGAGATTCTCACTTCTATGATTATGATGATTCGCCGCAATCCTTATCAAGAAGGAATGCCAAGAATTAACTTTATTGATGAGCAGTTAGTTAAACAAAATATTCCCATTAATGATACTAATCGTTGCGAATTTATTGCAGGTCCTCAGGGCATTCTTGGGCAATCATTAAATGCTATAATGGAAGCATTCAAACAAGAGTTTCAGGATCGTCTCTATTTTATAGAGTATCAGGATTTGGTTAAAAAACCAGAAAAAACTATGAAAGGAATTTATGAATTTCTTGGTGAAAAGTATTATGAGCACGATTTTAATTCTCTAGAAAATCAAAACCGTGAACGAGATATCATTACTTATGGATTGTCTGATATGCACGAAGTTCGTCCAGAACTTAAATCAACCGCCCCAGATCCAAAAGATATTCTTCCAGAAGAAATTATTACTAAATGTGAGGGAACTGAATTCTGGAGACAAACAAAATCCAATATAAATATCATCAAATAGGAGAATAAACAATGCCACGTCCTAATAGAGAAGAACTTACTGAAGAACAGAAAGTTGCTCGTCACATCGAAGCAATGGGTCACAGTGAGCAGTTAGTTTTAGAATTAATTGCTGCAGGAGTTCATAGTGAGGATATTCACTCAACAATTAAGAGAAATACCGACCATCTTTCTCTGATGCTTGGTAAAGAGATGATCTCAACTTCAGGAGCAGATCTCACTGCTTTTCAAGAAGCAGTGACTCTTGGTGAAGCATTTATTCTAGAACCTGTATAATAAAAAATTCATAATATGTCAATAAATTCCTTACAAAAGCAAACCGAAGCAATGTTAAATCGTCTTTCACGGGTTAATCAGGAAATATTAACTCCAGAAGAATTAACTCGCTATGAAGAGTTGGTTTCTAATGCTGAAATTCAACTTCAAAATATTAATATTATTAGAAATGTTGAAACTGAACAAAGAAAAAATGCTGTCATTCAGAAAAAAATTGAGGCATCTAATATCACTGCAACAGAAATTCAAAAATTAATTTCTGAGCAAGATCCAAATACTGATCAAAAGATTTCTAGAGGAGTTAAATACATTCAAAATGTCATTCAAGATGCTGGTGTCATTGAATCTGGTGCAGATTTAACTAACCTATCTCAGGTTGTTTCCGACGCAAATCAATATCTTTCAACACTTTAATAT